TGGAGCGACCCCTGCTGTCCGGCAGGCCACTACGGCGGATATCAAGGACACCCTTGCTACCTTCGGACTTATCGCCAATGGCGGGGCTTCTCCGTTGAATCTTGACGGTGGGGCTTTGTCGGCGGGGACCGCGGCTTTTACTGGCGACATCACCATCACCAACTCTGACCTGGTTTTGTCCACGACTACCGGCACTAAGTTTGGGACTGCCAGCACTCAGAAACTCGCATTTTTTAACGCAACCCCAGCGGTAAAAACCGCATTTACTGCGGCGGCCCTGACCACCACCATGGCGAGCACGGCGAAAAGCTGGATCACGTCTACCAGGGCTGCGGCAATATATGCCCTGTGCAATAACATCCGGGCCAGGCTGGTAACTTTGGGCGTAGGCTAATCTTCAACCGGGGCGGGGAGACTCGCCCCGGTATCTCAACTATTTACGCCAACAACGGCGACAAACATGGCACTGGTAATAGGTTTTATCATAAGACCGGGTTCTATCTAAACCACAAAAGGGGCATGGTGGATGATGCTTTCGAACATTGCCAGACTTAACAAATTGTCGTTTACAAGAACGACAATACCAACTGCGCGAATCATAAGAATGTGTCTCGTTGGATTCGCATCGTGGACAAGTAGGGCCATGAACTCTGCGATGCAAATTAATATCACTGTGATAAATAGCATGATGGTCACTATCGTTTTTACAAAGAACAAGGTTTTCAATCCGATTATCAGATATTATGTGGTTTTTGTGATGAACCTTCTCAGTTGGATCGAGGTATCTGCCAATATGCTGTTCCATAACATAACGATGTTCATAAACATATCCTTTCCTATATTGATGAGGGTGATTGGGGTCAGGAGACTTAATGAGCTTATATCCATTATTAAACATAATTCCTTGGTATCTCGAATGTTCTCCAATTCTGTTCAGGCATCCACAAGATTTTGTGCGGTTAGACCTCAATCTGCCTCCCTGAACAATAACATTATTGCCACATATACACTTACAAAGCCAAGCAGGTTGTGTCCCTTGGTTTTCGACACGGGATAAAACAGTTAAATGGTTAAAAACTTCGCCAGCCAAATTTATTATAGGTCTCATAAACCAGTCCTCCTTACAAGAAAGGATACCATATGAACGATACAAATGCAAATAATAAATCGCCCTTTCGCTTGCTACTTGCCTCGGCGTTTTATGAAATAAAAGCGTACAGCCCGTATTTAACCAGCTTAATGGGAAAGCATATTGACCCAAAAATTACAGGCACATTAAAAGCCCTGGACATGGCTGGAATTGATTGGGATTTTATAGAAATTAGCGGGGATTCATATGTTTCCAGAGCCAAAAATAGCATAGTTAATGATTTTCTTAAGTCAGATTTTACCCACCTTTTTATGATCGACTCAGACCTTTCCTGGGATGTTTCCGGGTTTTTGAAGGTCTTGAAGTGCGCTATGGAAGGGGCGGAGATGGTGGGGGCGACTTACCCCAACAAAAACACCTGGGAAAATTACGGCGTGGTGCCCATTTTAGAAAACGGCAAGCCGATTATTAAAGAAATAACGAATATTAAGGTCATGCAGGTGCATCTCCTGCCTGGAGGGTTCATTATCTACAGCCGCAAAGCCTTTGAACGGGCCGAACCCAACCTTGACAGGTATGTCAACCCCAAAAACCTGGAGGAATTTTATCAATATTTCGGCCAAGTAGTGCGAAAAAGCCCTTTTAGCGGGGGAAAAGACAGTTACACCAACCATCTTAAAAAGATTTTTGCTCAGGCCCTCAATGATTACGGGGAATACCTAGGGCCAAACCCCAACGACACGTTTTTAGAATGTTTCAGGTGCAATATTGAGAAAAACAACACCCTGATTGGCGAAGATTATTACTTTCAGTATCGTTTTCAGGAAATGGGCGGGGCAATCTGGGTCGTGCCCGACGTGGAAATGGGCCACTACGGGGTAAAAGAGTGGCGTGGTAATTACTGGAATTTTGTTGAGAAAGAATACAAAGAATACAGTGAAGCCCCAGTGCCGGAAACTGAAGTAACGATAGATGTTACTAAGCTAACAGTTTTAATTAATAATTTCTCTGAGGTTATTCCGGACCTAAGCTCACATTTCAATATTGCTACTACTATAGGTGACGTTGACCGTCTTGATGCAGCAATCTTTTGGAATGACGAATTGCCAGATCAGAGGGCGGCTATTGAAGCATTAAAGACGGCTGGCATACCTACTTTTGTCATGTCTCATGGGGCGGTTTGCGGGGCTGACTCTATCTACGATGCGACGGTAGGAGAGAAAGAAAACCTGAAGGTGATTGCTGACTATTATTTGGTATGGTCTGATTTGGTCAAAGACAAGGTGGAAGCTAAGGGAGGACAGGCGATTACTGTAGGCAGTCCCTTGCAAGTTCCGAATGAGCACATGCCTGATGGCAAGACTGTCACCTATTTCCCGTATCATGTAAATGGCTGCTGTGATTCTCTATCAGTATGGAACAAGTTAAATAGCATGGCAGAAATTAGCCCTGTCATAAAACTATTATCAGGAGAACATGATGTTACTGCGTATTCCGGCAGAACAGTGGTAAGCGACCGATTTGTTTATCCTAAATTGCACAATGAAATGCTTAACGCTGCCTTGCATAATTCCAGTTGCATGGTTACGGATGTTGCTGGAACTGAAATAACCATGGCTGCCAAGTTAGATATTCCTATTATCAAGATTAAGAATCAATTTCCTAACCGGCACCCTGAATTTGTGAAGGAAGTTAGCCTTGAAGATTTGCCTGATGCAATTCGGGTAGCTTTAGCCCATCCTGAATTTAACGCAATTTACCGGCAGCAGTTTGCAGGCACCTATTATCCTGAAGGTAATTGTGCTGACAATATCGCAGCAGCAATCAAGAAGGTTATTGCGGAGAGATAATGGGAACTTATGGCGATATGCAGAGCCGGATAGCGGATGAACTGGCAAGGTCTGATTTAACTTCTCAGATTCAAAAAGCCGTGGAATCAGCTATTGACTACTACACCGGCACCCGATTTTGGTTCACTGAAGGAGAATTTACTGTCAATACAGTGGCAAGTACGGCATCTTATGCCTTGCCTACCGGCCTTGAGGAAGTGGATGTGGCTACAGCGACAGTTTCCAGCAATAGGTACGAAATAGACCCCGAATCTTACGAATGGATAAGGGATAATCTGCCTCTTACCACCATGACAGGCAGACCGACTAAATATGCCATTTTTGAAGAATATCTCTGGATATACCCTGTACCGGATGCGGTTTATGTGATGACTTTTTCTGGCACCAAGACCATTGCGGTTCCTGCCAACAGTGGAACCAGTAATGAATGGACCGTTGAAGCCGAACAGTTGATTCGGCACCGGGCTAAATGGGATTTGTTTTTTAACATTATCAGGAACGATAAGGAAGCATCTAAGATGCAGGCTGCGGAACAGATGTTCTATCAAATTCTGATGAAACGAACGGCAGGAAGAATCAGCAGCGGCAAGTTGAAGCCTACCAGGTGGTAAATGCCTAAGATACCTTTTGGAGAATGGCTGCCTGATTTGCCAGTGTACCTCAACACAGGGGCCACTGTGGCGAAGAATGTCTTGCCCAAGACAGGTATCAGCTATGGGCCATTTAACTCCCTGGTGACGAATACAGGGGCCTTAACTGCCAGATGTCAGGGGGCCTATTCTGCCCGGGATGCTGCCGCAGCTTCCTACACCTTTGCCGGAGATGCGACTAAATTATATTTGGCTGGAGCGGTTACAGGTGGAGCTATTCCCTTTGGCGATGTGTCCCGGGCGGTAGGCGGGGCTTATTCCCTGGGGGCTGACAGTCATTGGAACTTTGTGCAGTTTGGACAGCGGATTATTGCAGCAGGCAATGGTAATGATCTTCAATCATTCTTAATGGCAACTTCTACCAAGTTTGCTCAACTCTCCGCCACGGCTCCCCAAGCCAGATATATCTGTGTCATCCGGGATTTTGTCATGGTGGGATACACCTATGATGGGGTAGGTGGCACTCAGCCTAACCGGGTATGGTGGTGCGCCATTGATGACCCGACGAACTGGCCGACTCCGGGGACAGCGGCGGCTAAACTGGTTGAATCAGACTTTCAGAATCTTCCTGAAGGGGGGGCGGTAACAGGCACTTTAGGTGGTATCGGTGGTGCCGATGGTGCGGTTTTTATGGAAGAAGCTATCTACCGGGTAGGATATGAAGGGCCGCCCACTATTTTCCGGTTTGACAAAGTGGAAAGGGCACAAGGAACAATGGTTCCCGGTAGCATCATTAGCAAGGGGGATATCGCTTTTTACCTGGCCTACAACGGCTTCAATGCCTTTGACGGGTCAAGGTCCGTGCCTATTGGAACCGACCGGATAGATCGGACCTTCTACGCCGACTTTGACCAGAGTTATTCATATCGTATGACCGGCACGGTGGATGTGGTCAACCGAGTGGTGATGTGGATTTATCCAGGGGCAGGTAACACCAGTGGCCTTCCCAACAAGTTGATAGCTTTTAATTATCAGACGAATCGGTGGAGCATTGTTGAGATAAACCTGGAATATCTGTTCACGGCCTATACCAAAAGTTACACCCTGGAAAACCTTGATAATTTCAGTACTTCTATAGATACCTTGCAATATTCCTTGGATTCTCCTATCTGGACTTCCAATTCACTATATCTTGCGGGGTTCGACAGCACACACAAGATGGGAAGTTTTACCGGGGCAACTCTGGCAGCGACTATCGAAACCGGGGAAATGGATGGTGGAGAAGGGCAAAGACTATTTTTGACCGGCATACGGCCTATCGTTGATGGTGGGACGGTGACAGCGGCAATAGGGGTTAGGGATACCCAAAGTGGGACGATTACCTACACCACACCTACTTCGGCAGGAGTAGATGGGGTGTGTCCCCAGAGACAGAGTTCCCGGTATGCCCGGGCGCAGGTGGATATTGCGGCGGGAAGTGTCTGGACTCATGCCCAAGGGGTTGAATACCAGGGGCAGCCGGACGGGGAAAGATAACCCATGGGTGTACAGAGAGTATTTAATATTCAGCCCCCCCGGTCTATGGCCGACATGAGCCAGTTCACGGCCCAGATTCAGAACGCCTTGGCTATGCTGGCTAACAGGACAAACCAGATGGTGCAATCCGGCCAGACGGCGGATATGCCACCGGCACAGGAAAATAAGCAGTTTTATTATGATGCCCAGGCAGACCAGTTGTATTTTCTATCGGATGTAGCCAAGCCCATAGCTTCCGGGACGACAGCCGGGGAAACCAATACCGGATCAAATGTAGGCACCGGGGGCGTTGGGGTCTTTGATGCAAAAACGGGTGTTGATTTAGGTTTTAAAACTATTACTGCCGGATCATCCAAAATTACAGTAACCAATATTCCAGCCACAAAAAATGTGCAGATAGATGCTAACTTTGCCGGATTAGGAGATGCAAGCACCGATACAGCCACTTCCGTTGATGGTGAAGTTGCCCTATTCAAAAGCACTACAGGGAAATTACTAAAACGGTCAACCCTTACTGCCTCCTTTGTGCAGTCTACCGCTGGTATTTTATCAGCCGCTACAACAACAGGATTTGAAACGGCGGCATTGTTCGCTTATTTAACCAGTAATCAGACATCTAATTCTGCTTCTTTAGTAAATATACCAGGGTTGACAGTAGCATTAGTAGCTAATTCCGTATATGAATTTGAAGCTGCATTAGAAATAATAACTGCTGGAACAGATGCAGATTTTGGCATTAATTTTAGTGCAGCGGGGGCAACTTTATCAAGTTTGATTTTTTTTATGTCGGACAATGTAACTGCTGTAAATAAGGGCGGGTATTTAGCAACATTAAATTCAAAATATAATGTAGTCGGAGCTAGTGCTTATGGTGGAGTATTAATAAAGGGGCTTTTAACCACAGGCGCTAATGCTGGGAACTTAACTGTCCAATATGACATAGGAACAGGGGCACCATCTGTGTCATGTCTTTCTGGCAGCTATCTAAAGGCTTATAAAAGGGCATAGGAGATAAGAAAATGGCTATGTATCAAAGGCAAATCGACCCGGTAGTAATGCAAATGCTCCAGCAAAAAATGGGACAGATGGGCCAAGGGGCGATGGGCAGACCTACCCTGGGCAATGGGGTGGCTCCCCCGCAAGGTGGTGGCCCACAAATAGCACAGCCGATGAATCCTGGCCTCTTGAAGCAACCGGGCGGAGACATGATGGGTGCTGGCAATAATATGATGAATATGGCGATGATGGCCCAGAAGTTGAGGGAACAGCAAGGCCGCCCCCAACTTCCTGGAGGACCTAACGCTGCTTTGCCCCCCGGTGCCCCTGATAGTACCTATAATACCTTGGGTGCCAGCGGTGGGATGCCCATGGCAGGGATGCCGGAAACAAGAACTCCTCCAGGCGGTTTTCCTCCCAGCCCCGGCCCTCAGATAGCCATGCCTCCTGGTGTTGGACAGCCGCCTATGACTCCTACTCCTCAAGGCATGGATACTGGCTTTGATTTGGGAGGATATAGCGGACTTAGAAATATGTTTGCAAAAAATCCGTTGATAGATCAGTTTCCACAATTTCCCTGGATGCCCCAGCCTTAAAGGAGAAAATCATGGCCCGTATATCCAAACCAAAAGTAACAATAGTACCTGAGACCTTTCCGGCCCGGGGCAGCAATACTAATCGCAGTGTAGAACCTATATTGCCCAAGGCTACTAAGCCTAAAGCAAATAAGACTAAAACAGCAGTTAAGGTTAATCAGGTCAAATTGCCCAAGGTTCCTAATATTAAGGCACCCAAACTTCCTAAGCCGCCGACACTAAAGAAAAGGCTACCTTGAATGGCTGATGAACTGGCGTTGTATGCCATACCAAAAGAGGAATTGCCTACGGTATGGGGGAAAGTAGGACCAATTATTAAAGAAGTCATTCCCTACACCGGGGGTAGACATTCTGAAAAGACGGTAATAGATTTCTTATTGCAAGATAGATACCAACTTTGGATAGTAATGCAAGGAGAAGATTTGAAAACTGCGTTTACTACTGAAATATTTGCATATCCAACAGGCATGAGGGTGTGCGAGATAATCCTTTTGGGTGGTAAACAGAGCCGGAAATGGTTGAAATATGCTGTTGAACAGATTGGCTTATATGCGGAACAGGCCGGATGCGAAAAGTTACAGATGGTGGGCCGGGAAGGCTGGACCAAACTTTTGAAGTCATGGGGCAAGATAAGTGTAATGATGGATATCCCCATCAGCCACATTGCTCTAAGGAGATAGGATTATGGGCGGCGGCGGAAAAGGTGGTGGCAGTGCTCAACCTGTGTCGGTTCCTTCCACACAACAGACTAGTACGACTCCCTGGAAACCGCAGCAGGAATATCTTAAACAGATGTTTTCTGAAGCCCAAAAGGCTTATGCAAATCCTATGCCTTTTTACTCAGGCCAAACTTATGCTGATTTTAGCCCTGAGACAGAGGCAGCTATGCAGCTTCAGGATTACCGGGCCTTGGCCGGGTCTCCGGTGACAGCGGCAGCGCAACAGCAGCTTTCTGACACCTTGGCTGGCGGGTATCTGGGGGCAGGGAATCCTTACTTCTCAAACATGGTAGGGCAGATTCAAGGTGCCATTCAACCGGCGATGGATGCAAAGTTTTCCGGGTCCGGCCGGTATGGGAGCGGAGCACATGAACAAGCCTTAACTTCAGCAATGGCTGATGAAGCGGGAAAATTGGCTTATCAGAATTACGCTGATGAACGCACCAAACAAATGCAAGGCATGATGTTTGCCCCGGAAATGGCGCAACAGGATTATTTTGATATCGCAAAACTGGCGGAAGTAGGTGGACAGAAAGAAGATCAATATCAACGGGCTATTAATGAAGCCATGCAACGGCAGCAGTACAATCAGATGGAACCATGGCAGCGACTTGGTTTGTATGGTGATGCAATTAAGGGTGGTTATGGTGGAACCTCGACATCATGGGGCAATTCTACCCAGATGATGCCGCAGTCGGGGACTTCACTAGGTGCCGGTTTGCTGGGTGGGGCATCTGGGATTGGTGGTCTACTGATGGGTCTTGGTTCGTTAGGGATATTCTAAGAGAGGTTAACGTAATGGGTCTATTGGATGGACTGTTCAGCCCGGACGATCAGTTAGGACTGCTGGCCGATTTACTTAAACGGCAACAGCCCGGATATGTGCCTCCTGGGATGATACAGGGGGTGCAGATTCAGCCTCAACCTCAGCAGCAAGCCTTGCCGGTGTCCCCGGAGATTCAGGGCAATGCACCTACGCCTCCCCCGATGCAGCCGCAAATGCCAAGGGAAGTTCCTCCTCCCAATGATGCGATCTTGCCAGAAGATGTGCCTCCCCCCGCACCAGGAGTAGGTTTGATTGATCCCAATACAATGGCATTACCTACCAAAAACCAAGGATTATTAGGGGATTTTCAAGGAAAATGGGGAAAGGAAATAGATCAATTTACGCCAAGCACCGCAACCCCATTTGTATCTGCTACTCCTTCTGAGCCTATATCGATGCAGGCACCTACCAGGGTCATGCCTGTTTTACCTGAAAAGAAAGGTGCAGTATCCAAGTGGATGGAAAGTGACACCATGCCCTTGTCCCTGGCCTTGATGCAAGCGGGTGCAGGATTGCTTACCCCTACACATGGTAAAAGTTTTACTGCGGGGTTAGCCCAAGGTTTAGGCGGTTTCTCACAGGGCTTGTTGTCCGGGGCGCAGATGCAAGGATTGAACCGGAAGAAAGAGATGGAAGCGATCAAACTCCAGAATCAGGCTCTACTATTACAGCAAAAATTGGGAGGGGAAGAACCTAAGAAAGTAATGATTGATGGTGAGCCATTTTTGACCTACAAAAACACCATAAAATCTCTGACCAAAGATGAATATAAGCATGGAAAAGCGGTTCAAACTGTTGATGGTAATGGAAATGTAACTTGGGAAGTATTAAAACCTGGTGAAAAAAAGGCTGCTTTTGTAAAACCTGAAAGATTAACCAATCAGGAACGATTTATCCAAGAAAAAGTTGATGCTGGTATGTCAAGAGACGAAGCCACAAAAATGTATTACAGCCTTACTCATGCACCTGATAGCGGAAAAAGCCGTGGGGCAAAGTGGTTTACCAGTCCAGAGACAGGAGAATTTAAATCTTTTGCTTATGGTGAATCTCCTCCTCCTGGTTGGAAACCTGTTTATGCCGAAAAACCGATGGATGTTCCTAAATGGGCTATTGATCAATCCACGAATAGTCTTAAAAATACTTATGAATTTAAGACTGCATCTCCGCAAGAACAAGAAATAATGCTTATGCAAAGAGCGCAATCTCTAATGGGACAAAAAGAACAATTAAGAGGTGGTGGAAAAGTACAAAAAACTAAGGAAGAATCTAATAAACAATTAGGTGAAATGCCTCCAGCAGAACAGTATCCTAATAGAAAAATAACGGATACTGTTACAAAGAAAAGATACCAGAGTATCAATGGACAATGGCAGGAGATTCAATAAATGGCATTTGTCTTAGAACCAGAAGATGACCTTCAAGCTGGCATTGTAATTCCTGGTGATCCTGCCAAGAATATTTCTGTGCGTCAAAACAATGCCTTCAACCTGAAACACGTGGGTCAGGAAGGGTCTTTGGGAGCAGGCACTAAGGGGTTTGCCATTTTTCCAGATGTTGAGACAGGAATAAATGCTGGCATTAACCAGTTGAAACTTGACCAAAGCCGGGGGTTATCATTAGGTCAGTTTGCTGAAAAATATGCACCAGCTTATGAAAATCCCACTTGGGCAAGCGATGTTTCTAATGCTTTAGGGGTATCTCTTGATACTCCTTTACATCAGGTCCCATTAGACCAGCTTGCCCGGGTTGTCGCTAAGAGAGAATCAAGCACCGTTCTGCCGGCTGGATTTGAAAGGCAGATGCAAGTTAGGGGTGGAAATGCACCACAGAATAGATTCGTTTTTAATGATGAAGGCGCTGCACCTACACAAAACCAAGGACGATATATTTTAGAAGGAGAATCTCAGCAATCCCAAGGCAAATCTAAGATAATAGCCCCAATAGACCCCGGTTTCCTGAAACCCATCAAGGAGGGGTTAGGGGAAGTGGGGGCGGCAGCTAAGGACTTGATTACTCCTTCCCCTCAGTCAGTGATGACACCACAAGGTCAACAGCAGCCGTGGGCAGGAATACCACGGGAAGCTATGAAGGTTTTGTCTGGGGTCAGCGCCAAGCCGTTAACACAAGGTTGGGGGGAAGCTCTTAAAATTGCATATCCTGATCTTGAAACCGCTGCAATGGCTGGTGCACCAGAAGCAGGATACATTGAGCCTATTGGCACAGCGGTTGGAAAAATCATTGATGCCCCATTTGTTCCCTTGCGGAAGGGTCTTGAACTGTTTCATCAATATATGATTGAACCCCATCGGGAACGGACTTTAAAAGAATGGTCCGAAGCTCTCCAGAGTGGGGTTATGGAAGGTCCTGGGGCGGGCGCACCTGAAGCGTTTGCCCCGATGCCCAGCAAAGAAGTCTTTGTTCCCGCGATGGAAGCAGGTTTGGCTCCGGCCTACCTAAAGTTGATTGGCAATGGTGTAGGTCTGTTGAACCAGGTAGGGAAGGAAGCCTTCTGGAAATATGCCCCAGATATTTTCTTTAAACCAGGGGCCAAGGGTGGCTTACCTGTACCACTTCATCCTGAAGAAATCCAGAAGAGTCTTGCAGGCATGAGTGCCGCAGAACAGGCGGAGATGGCTCGGAAGTATCCTCAATTCCGGGACGTGATGACCGAAATGCGGATTGTACCGGAAGAAGTTCGCCCTGTAACACCAGGAGAAGGGCCAGCGCGTGTGGGTGCGAGTGCCCTCCCTGAAAGGACAATAACCCCTGGTCCAGAGGTTCCTGAGCCTTCTGTAACAGCAGTTATCCCCGAACCCAAGGCAACGGCTCCGGTTGTGCCAGAGAAGCCTATAGGGGTCTCCCCAGAGCCTCAAAAAGCCCCGGTTGAGGGAACTATTAGAGAAAATCTAACAGTTGCCCCAGATGTTGCAAAATCTGCAACAACTGAACTTGCCCCCGACCTCAAGGCCGCCGAGAAGGTCGGGGGGGTATTCCAGACAGCCGATGTTCGGGGCAATCCGGTTGAACAGGAATTTATCAGGGAACCTAAAGGGGTAGAGTTAAAAAACCCAAGTGCAATCAATAACATTTCTAAAATACCAGACAGGGAAGGTTGGGAGAAAGTTTATAAGCCCTACGGGGAACAGGGGAAAGGCTATTACTATTCAAGGCCAGTAGAGAAACCCCAGCCCCTCACCCCCGAAGTGGAGGCCGCAAGACAGCGTGGAGAAGTTTTCAAAGACGACAAAGGATGGTGGAGAATTGAGGGCAGCAGTGCCAAGCATAGTTCTCAGGCAGCGGCAGAAAAAACTGCCAGTGTTCTTGAAAAGTGGAAAGTTCCTGAATCGGAAAAGGGGCAAATAGGGGTTGGAGAAAGTATTCAAGAAAAAGCTAGGGTTGCTCAGACTCCAGAAGCGAAAGCTGTAGAAAAAACCTACGAAGATGCTGAAACTCAACTTAAAGAACTGAAGTCTATGAAATTAAAAAGAGTGTGGGATAGACTAAAGGTTCTCACTACAGATACATCTTCCAATATAAAGAAAGATTTAATTACAATGGCCGGAACACAGGGAAAAGAAGCGGTCATGCGTCACGATTTAGCCCGTGGTGCTTCTTCTAAGGCACAAGCTATTGTTGAAGAAAATATTAATCGTATCTACAAAGGACTTGATAAGCATGAAGAAGTTATTTTAAACAGGGCCCTACGTGCTAACAGGGATGTCACAATTTTAGACTATAAGCCGGACCATATGATTACTGGTGGGTATACTAAAGAAAAGCTACAAAAATACTTAGATGATGTTCCTCCTAAAGTAATGGAAAGAGTTAGAGAGTATTCTAAGGCAATGGAAGATAATCTAATTAACATGAAAGATGCTGGATTACTTAATGAGAAGCAATATAATGAGTTAAAAAGCAAAGGTGATTATTTAAAAACTAATTATATTCAACATATGGACCCAGACAGGACGAGTTTTACGACAGGTGGAAAGAAAATCACTGTGCCCGATTCTGGAATTAAGAAACTGGGTTCAGGTTCAGAACAGGCAGCAGAAATGAATTCTCGTTTATTAATGGCCGAAGTTGTTGGGCGTACACAAGCCAGAATATTTAAGAATAAAGCAAATGAAGCATTATACCAGTACGTGAAAGACAATCCTGATAATCCTTTCGGAATCAAAGAAGCAAAAATTTATAAAAAAACAAAGGGGAAGATTAAGCCTGAAGAAGAAATGGCCTGGGAAGACGTGCCAGCCGATTATGATATGACAGAAGTTAAACCAGAATCCAAAGTTTCTTATCGATGGGATGTTCCTGCGAATCATACAGAAGTATCGGTTATGCAGGATGGCAAAAGAATCAGAATGGTCATGCCTGATAAATATGCTCGTGAATGGGTACAATCAGACCCCATGATATCTTCTGTAGCAACTAATATTATAGGGTGGGCATCAGGTAGTAAAATCCTGAAAACTTATGCTACTGGTCTCAATCCTGGGTTTGCACTTACTAATTTGCCCAGGGATATTGCTCATATTTGGTTGGTGACTGGAGAATATTCAAAGTTTTCTCCTAAGTTTTTAGGACAGATGGGAACAGATTTAAAAGATGTTTGGCAGGATACTATTTCCAGAAAGGGAAGATACAAAGATTATATTGATGAAGGTGGAGGCATGAATTTTCTTACCCAACAAGGTCAATTAAAGTTGGGTGGCAATGAGACACTTAGAAATTTGCAAAAATGGTTAGGATGGATAGGGGAGACTTCAGAAATATGGACACGTCTCGCAGTTCGAGAGCGGGCTATTAAGAATGGGGCAACCCCTGAAGAAGCCACTGCCACTGCCCGGGGATATTTGGATTTTGCCCAGGGAGGGTCTTTTATTAAAGCAGCCGATTCTGCTATTCCGTACCTTAATGCTTCGATTCAGGGTACACGTATGCTGATAAATTCTGCTCATAAAGACCCGGCTACCTTTATGTGGAAAGTAGCACAGGTAGGAGCTTTGGCTACTGGACTTTATATTGCCAATACTTCAATCAATAAAGACACTTGGGACCAAATACCTGAGAAAGAGAAGGTAACAAACTGGATTGTCACCACCCCGCTATCATATCAAGACAAAGATGGTAATAAAAAATATTTGTATTTCAGGATAGCCAAGGACCAGGGACAAAGAATTTTTGCTTCTTTATTTGAAGGATTAATGGGTGGTGCTATGGGGCATAAAGTAGATGCTACTCAAATAAGGTCAGCCATTGCTGATTTCCTACCGATAGTACCTACAGAGAAATTGCCTCCTGCTTTTATGGCAATGCTTGGATATGCTTCCAATAAAGATTTCTGGCGTAATCAGGAAGTATGGAGAGGGCCGAAAGTTGAAGACAGGATGGAATATAACAAATTCACCCATCCTGCTTTAAAAACAGTGGGTGAATACACTAATCTATCTCCCGAAAGATTGGGGTATGCCTTGAGTCAATTTGTTCCCCCAAGCAATACTTATGTTTCATTGGTGAGTGGTGGTCTTAGAAAAATGATGGAAGATTTACCAGAAAAGGACAAAAAAAGGACTACTGAAGAAATTATCCAACAGTTTCCAATGGTTAATAAGATTATGAGGTCAACTGATCCTTATGAGAAATATAAGAAACCCATCGAAAAAGCCAAAATTGATGAAAATACCCGCAGATATGAACAAAGATTGGAAGTAGAGAGAATTGTTGACGACAATGCAGTAAAGCCAAAACAAGAAAGGCAGGCTCCCATAAATGAATATCTTAAAAAACAAAAGCCAGAAGACCGGAACAGGTTACAGAAAGAATTTAGAGATATGCAGGCTTATGAGGGAATACCCGACAGAAGGTGGTGGCTAAATTTACGGCACATGCCTGCTGAAAGCAGGGCTGTAGTTTATTTTGATCGGATCAAAGAAATGCCAGGAGAAGAAAGAAAACCTTTTGAGAAACAAGCAATGAAATTACCTGGAATTTATAGCGATGCTTTTGCAGAAAAGCTCTATCGTCTGAAGAAGGGTTTTAAAAAATAAACATTTAACTATCCCCCTAACGGGAGGTTTTATGGATGACCCCGAAAGTATTAGGCGAAATCGAATATGTTACCGCCTTCAGGTTTCCCATATCTCCTTCCAAAGAGGAATTACTGGAGATCATGGATAGGTGTATAAGTTACGTGGGCATGACTATTCATGGCGAACCTGATGTTAGGGTGTTTCCTGACGAAAAAGGAAAGGGTGGTGTCGGTTTTCAAGTTTACCGGGCGCTTACTGAATCGTATCTGGTAGGCGGGACTTGGGACAATTTGAAACAAATGAGACTGCTTTTGTCATCTTGTGAACCTTATGATCGGATTGAGTTAGGCAAGTTTTTGATGAATTTATGCCGAGTGAAACCGGATAAGTTTAAGGCGTTTGATTTTTAGGAGATTCTAAATATGTCTGCTATTTCCACATGGTCGGAAACTGCCGCCAGCAACAACGCTGCGCCTCCTGACGGAGCCCCGGAAGGCCAATCGCCCTCTACGGTTAACGATTGTATGCGAGAGATGATGTCGGCCATCCGCAAATGGTACGACTCTGGCGGTTGGAACCCTTGGGGTCATACAACTACCTACGCCTCTGGAACGTCCTTCACGGTAGCTACGGACGTAACCCTTGTCTATAGTGCTTCCCGGCGCGTAAAGGCGGTAGGAGCGGTCACAGGGACCATCTACGGCACAATTACGAGCAGTACTTACGGTGCCCCGAATACGACCGTGAATGTTACCTGGGACAGCGGGGCGCTGGTGAATGAAGCCCTGACCATTAGCCTATCCTTTTTGGAAGCCAACGGCACTAACGGGGTGACAGCAGGGGCGCAGACCTGGACGGGGGTTAAAACCTTTGCTTCTATCCCTATCGGCCCGGCAGCAGACCCCACGACCGATAATCAGTTTACCCGCAAGGCTTATGTCATTCCTCTGGCGCAGAAAGCGGCGGCTTCCGGGGTGGCAAGCCTTAATGCTTCGACAAAGGTAGTGGAAGACCCGGCTAATGCCACAGCAACCCCTACAGCTTCCAAAATTCCTATTGCTGGTTCTGGGGGTAAACTTTATGGCTGGATAGATTCTTACGTGCAACTCCAGGACCAGAAGGTTGCCAACACGGCTGGCGGTGACTTTACTTCAGGGGCATGGCGCACCAGAACCTTAAACACAGAGGTAAAAGACGCTGATGCTGTCTGTAGCCTGGCAGCAAACCAATTTACCCTTTTGGCAGGGACATACCGGATTCAAGCTAGAGCCGCTGCCTCAAGCTGTAATGGTCATAAATTAAGACTTTATAACATAACAGATGCAGCAGTAGTGGCTAATCTCCTGGGAGAATCAGGGTATGCGGGGGCGGCTAACAACAACTACGCGCAGTTAAATGGGGAATTTGTCATAGCAGGAACCAAGACCTTTGAATTACAGCACCGATGTTCCTTAACGCAGAATTTTAGTGGTATGGGCGTAGCAACTAACATCGGTGAAACTGAAGTCTACTCGGATGTGCAACTATGGAAAGTAGCTTAGAAGGTGTCTGGTGGGCGTATTGTGAGAGGGTTAACCTCAAAGAAAAGGCAAGAGAAGGGAATGATAAGAGGATGACTGTCAAATGCGGATGTGGTGCTTTGAATCTGGGGTACGTGCCGAAAAAGGGAAAGTATTACTTCTCTAATTGCGGCCACGAAATAGGGTATATTCCATATATTACTGATAATTTAAAGGAGAATCAACATGGCGACCATGACCGCATTTGAGATGAAACCGGATGTCTTCAAGAACCGGAATACTTTGACCATCCCTGCCCCGGCTTATGTCAATGCTCAGGTATTGGCAGCTAATACGGTTGAATCTCACACGGTGCCTACGGGGGCCAAATTCGTAATTTTTTCAGCCACTAATATTTTCTATGCTGATTTTATCGGGGGCACAGCGGCGGTTCCGGCGGCAGATGTGACCAACGGGACAGCCCCCTTCTTGAACCCTGCGGCTGTGTTTATCCAAGGCGTGTCAGCTATCAGCCTAATCTCCCCTGCGGCCTGTGTTGTCACTATGGCCTTTTACGTTTAACGGAGAAGAAAATGAACAATCCCTTTACCAATGCACCCTTAGCGGACTGGACCAATATCAACAGCAAACCGGAAATTACGGTAGGGGATGCTGGCTACACTACGCTTGCTGCCACCATTACTGCCCTTGGTTCCACCCCTTGCAATGTCATTGTCAAAGACACACAGGTTGGGGGAGGGCTGACCATCCCCTCTACCATGGCCCTGAAAGTCCTCAAAGGCGCAAACATCACCATCGCCACCGGCACCACCCTCACCATAAACGGCCCCTTCGAGGCGGGGCTATATCAAACATTTACCCGTAGTGGTAGTGGCGGGGTGGTTTTTGGTGCAGGAGCGGTTAAAGAGATTTATTCGGAGTGGTGGGGAGCCAAGGGCGATAATGGTACTACAGATAATTCTATAGCTGTTAAGGCAGCCGGGGATGCTGCTATTGAATGTGGAGCGCCTTTGGTTTTTTCGAACGGTATTTATAAAATAAACACTCAATGTAAATGGGGCAATACTGCTGCACAAACTGGCAATTTTATCAATATTAAAGGCAAGGGTTATGTAAGGATTTATACAACCAGCACCAACATTGACGGAATATTCTGTTTTGAAGGTCCACATCCTGAGGTTGATGGAGCAGGAAATAGGCATAATGGGAGAGTATTGCTTGAAAACATAGAATTTTATGGGGCTTTAAATACCTCTAAAGGCTTAAAATTCTATGGTATCCAGGGAACCACCGTAAGAGATTGCAAGTTGCTTAATTTTGGGTATGGATCGTGGAGTAGCAACCATGACATTGCTACTTGGGATCGGTGTTATATCTCTGGTAATATCTATGGTATTATATTAGACGATAGCAATAGTTCCCTCACCACGTCAGGAAGTGGCAATACATGGAATATAGTCAATTGCTTGATTGATAGCAACTCAGGAATTGGGATTGATTACTATGGTGGCCTTGGGGCCAATTTTAAAAATAACAACTTTGTGGAAAATGGTTGTGGCATTCGATATGGCTACCATGCTTCTGTTGCAGCAGTTGCTACTTCTACGACAATAAGTGGCAACTACTTTGAAGACTTAACCAATGGTGTTGGGGCTGGAGGTATGATAATCTCTGGTGGCGGGGTAGGTATCGCCCGCCATGGATTGATTGAAGACAATATCGTCCTGGCTGCTTCTGGTGGTTTGGTTTTTAAGTTTGGTAACTGTGACACAGAAACGGTTTGTCGAAATAATAATGTTGCTGGAACCGCTGGTAACACAGCATGGTCCTATTACGAATTTGCCGGTTCCGCATCTAAACCAGAAATAAGTTACGGTTCTGGGAGAGTATTCACAAGCAATTTTCCTTTTACTCCATTGGCTTCTGCTAGTCTGCCCCAAAGAGTAGCAAGGATTTATTTGGGAAGAACAGCTACTAATTTTCGGGCTGTGGAGTTCAATGTCGATACTGATAAAGCCTATACCACCAATGGGGTTTATATCATTGCTCCGGGCATTGTACCCGTAGATATTCAAGGTCTTTCAAAGGCCGCTGCTTGTGTTGTTACTTGGAATAACCATGGGCTAAAGACAGGAGACCATGTTTATTTTACTGGGATCACTCAGGCCGACTGGAGTAATCTCAACAACGCCAACGACTATTCACTCGTCACTTATATTAATTCCAATACCTTTTCTGTCCCTCTAGACACTTCCGGTTATGCTGCTGCCTATGATCCAGGAACCGATCCTGGGAAAATAGCCAGATATTACTATCATGTTTATTTGGATAATGTAGCTGCCGAAGGAGCGCTATCTATTCTTGCTGCTTTTAACACCATCTTTACTACGGGGTCGGGTCTTGAATCTGCTGGATTAGTAAAAAAGACTTTGGGAACAAATTATGTTGATATAATTCAACTACGAGAATTTGGAACTCCTGGAGGCTTGCCTGCTTCGGCTACTGTGTCGGCGGCTTTTGAAGTTTGGTGATGTAATCTCAACCCTCAGCAATGTTTGGCATTTAAATAGAACGGAGCGGAGATTATGGAATGACACCACAAAGCCATCTTCCTAACACTGACCCTTTCACGTTGACAGCCTGTGGTGGCATACTGGCTGCGGTTGTGGAGAAGGTGCCTCACAAGATACTTCTCACGATTGCTGGGGCTATTATCTCTGTCTTGATGTATTGGGGCTTTAACACAACTCTGGATCGCCTAAAGCGAATAGAGGATAAACAAGACGTGGCTCGGGTGGAATTAAAAACTGAGACTGACAGGATATATGCCCGAGATGCGGCCCAAGACCTCTGTATCACCACTCTAACTGAACGGCAGAATGTGGTCATTAAGACCATAGAGGAATTGAAGGGCAAGCATAACGGGCCGAGCAAATGACCATCTCCTGCCAAGCTACTGGCCAGCAGCGACCTCACCAGCAATGCCTGGAGATTCAGGGGACAGTGAAGATGGGCGGGGCATGTGAGGGGTGCCCCGACTTTATTATCAGAAAAGGGCCGGAAACGAACATAAGAAAAACCGTATTATTGCCAACGATAATAAACACTTGTTTGGAAATGAAAGGGAAATAAGGGAGGGAATAAAAAATGCAATATGAAGTCAGGGACCATCTATTGTTTGTGGATGGTCAGCAAGTGGAATACCGGGAGTCCCCAAACCATAGTGGAGAAATGAATCCTTCTCTGGTAGTTATCCATTATACCGGAGATAACAGTATGGAAGGGGCTGTGTCTTGGCTTTGTGCAGAACAATCTGGAGTTTCTGCCCATCTGGTGATTGGCAAGGACGGGACCATTTGTCAACTCCTTCCCTTCAATATTATCGGCTGGCACGCCGGTAAATCAGAATACAACGGTCGGTCCAACGTCAATAGTTTCTCGATTGGGATTGAGAATGTCGGGATTGGTGATTTTTTCCCGCCAGAACAGATGGAAGCAAACAGAGCAGTCATAGCTGCTTTATTTAAATTTTACCCAATCATTGAGAATGTGGTAGGTCATTCAGATGTGGCCCCTCATAGAAAGGTTGATCCAGGACCAAATTACGATTGGGATAAGGTCACAGTATGAATTTATTCCACCGGCGCAAAATTATAGAATTATTCATTGACCCCAGCAGTGGGCGCTTGTCCATGTCCAGGACCTTGCTTCCTTGGTTTATGCTATTAGATGCGGCCTGGGTTTATGCAGCAGTCAGGGGGTGGCCCCCCAAGGAGGCTCTTGGGCCTGTGAGTTCCATGTTAGGGGTATGCACAGGAGCTATCTGTGGAGTCTATGGTTTAAGCACTGTCAAGAGCGCCTTTACTTCTTTCTTTGCATCCAAGACTGAAGGAGAATCTACCATTCCTATTAGAAAACCTAACCCAGAAGGAGCATAAGATGTTTGCATGGCTATTGGGTTCAGCGATAGGCCGGATAATATCAGCAGTTATTGGAACCTTTGTCCTTTGCTCTATCCTTTATGGTGGGTGTCAGATTAAAGCCTGCATTGCCCATAAGGAAGAAGTGAAAGCCAAGGCTGCTGAAAAGGCATTGAAAATCTACCAAAACGACCAAAAAGCTAAAGAAATCATAGAGGGGATGACCGATGAAGAACTTGTTAATTTTGCTAGGACTGGTATTTTGCCTAAGCGGTTGCAGCCATAACATTGAGTTTGTTAAACCTCCTCTTCAAGACCCACCCCTGTTGGAGAGTGTAAAGGTGGAACCGAACGGAAGGTTTTCTATGGACCGTCATGACTTTGAACATACCATGATATTTTTCCAGCATGTTAGGAATGTCAAGGCGGCATGGCAGTAGTATTATCTTTTCCCAACTCTGAAGGCGGATTTGGCGAGGGTTGGGGGTTAGCAACACTTTATAATCAGTGCTATAATTATCGCAGTAAACATCAAGTCACTCCAAGGAAAGTTGTCCATCTCACCCTCCATCCTGCCTTGTGGCAGGGGTTAGATCACTTTGACCCATTCTCTCCGGGCTTTCTCTGTCCACCCTGAACCATCTTTCCAGAACTCCTCATGGCGCATCCTATCCCAATATTCAGCACAGATAGGACACCCTGAATCTGGATGGCAGGGCTTTTCGCAGGACTGTTCTGCTAACAAATGTTCATCGTTAGGGTATCCCATCACCCTTCCTCCTCCCGCCCCGCGGCAGCTCAAAAAATATATTTAATAGTGAAAATATGGAATAATAATATATCTTTCAATTAACATTCCAAAAAGTATCAGAAGAAACCTACACAATAATCCAGGCCATACTTTCATTTATTCCTCCTGCCCCGTAGATAGGGTGACTACTATTACCATTTGCCTGTTAAGTATTCTAAACAAGAATTGCACGCCAGGTCGGGTGTGTTCATTCCAGCAAGAACCAGAGCCACAATATCCTTGATTTCGTCTCCGCAATGGGGACACAAAATATTCATTTATGCTCCTGCCGCTATTGCTTTTAGGACGGCTTGATAAATTAATAGGGTCCAGGGAAAAAATCTTTATCTCTGGATTCTATATGGTTATTCGATTCTTTACCCCCTCCGCCCAAGGTCACCAGGACGGCTGCTGCGGCGAGACATGCCTTCTTGAGCCCTCTGATATCCTTGGCAGCTTTTTCAGCAGCTACACAGGCAATCGCAGGGCCATTAGTGGGAACGCAGTATTTCGACCCTTTCACAATTTGGGTCCTGTCCCATTCTGACGCGGCAAGGTAAAACTCTACTTCTCGTCGGTCAAAGATTGCTGCTGCTGCCTCGATTCCTTCATTAAAGACTTCCGCCATTCTCCGGTCCAGTTGGTCAAGATCGTGGGTGGTCATGGGGTCTCCTTGGGGTGAGGGGATAGGGCAGCCTTGAGGCGGCAAAACTCATTGTAAGTAGAAATATCAATTTCAGCGTGAAACAAAACCTCTTCTAAGTCCTCCTTTTGCACTACCACCAACCCCAAGTCCTGGGCGTTGGTGAGGAATCTCTCAAGGTCTGCCAAGTGCCCATTTACGTCAAAATCAACCCGAGAATTGTAGCGGTCGGTTTCCCTCATGTCGTCGATTACAGCAGTGGATTTTCTAAGAAGTTCCATAGCCATTACCACCCTTTCCCTGAGCGCCTGAGCTTCGGCTTGGGAGGCAAGACTGCAACTAGGGCAAAGGCATGGACCACTCAAAAGAATATTGTCACATTGAGTACATTCAGGCATTGAACTCACAACTTTATCTCCTTCCCGGTGGCCCGGGAGATTTCTGGAATAAGTTCTTTGGCCAAATTTTGCCGTTTGCCGGTTTTGATAATGAGTTGTAATTCCTTTAGCTATTTCATTAATAATAGGAAAAGCCCTCTCCAGCAACTCCAGGCATAGGGCTCCTTGATGGAAATTTCCTCGATCTATCCATGACCCACAAACAAAACGAGTAAAACCATCAAGCCGCCTATCCATAAGGTTGCGTCCACACTTTGGACACGTCTCGGTCATTGACTTGGGCTCCTTACTATTTTAGTATGAGGGTTGGCTGGTCCCTCATGTGGACGTACCCAGCATATTACATTTGAGTTCTCGGGCCGTCTTTCGGTTCTGCCATGGGTAAGACTATACATAGCTTGAATTAAAGAGCCGTTGCCGATAGCTAAGGAAACTCCCTCTCCGTTAACTTCGGCATAAGTATTATCAACATACCTACCAGAGACCTTGCCACATTTACAGTGGCGAGCCTCATCTCTATCCAGCTTGAAAATGTCTGAACAGTTGTAACAAAATAGAAGCTTCATACGCTCTCCCTCTAAAGGCCGGTGGGCCTAGTGGGGATATCATTCCATACTATCGTCCCCAACCTTGGCATTGGCTTCTTTCACGATCTCTTGCCAATAGCGGTCTATGGCAATTAAAACAAATTGCCCCATAAGGTCATTTTTGATTTTCTTGGTCAGGAATCTATGGCTGAATTGGTTGTGAAATTCCACGGTCATAAGAGGAACTTTCTCGTGTTCATCCATGCCAAAGGCTCTCATCTTACCACTTTCTAACTCAACCCAATTAACCTTATCGGTTATCATTTTCACTCCCCTCCCTGCCTTGTGCGCCCTTGCGGGTGCGGGTTAAAAGTCCCTCAGCCACTACGCTGATCTGTTCCCGGGCCTGGCGCGGGGTGAGGAGGTGGATCATGGTTTAAAACCACCCATACCATAAATCCCACATTTCCCGATCCCGGTAGGGGGCTTCCACCTCGCCCCCGTAGGTCTCCTGGAGTTGGGAACAAACCAGATTCCATAAAACTTCCACGGTTTCTGGGAAGAACTTCGGACAGTCTGGATTGTCCCATTCACCACGAAAAAAACAGATGCCATTCCCGGCCAGGCCCGCCCCGGCGGCGCAGTTCAGGAAGTCGCATTTGGGACTCTCGCCCAGGGGCATGAGGGTCATTAAACGATCCCCGCCCGGCGCAGGCGGTCGGGGCCGATCATGGCGGGGAGGTTCATGGGGTTATGAACCGCCGTCATTGAAATCATAGGTGATTAACCAGAAGAGCCACCCGAGCCAAAAACATTTATGTTTGTTTGTCCACGAAAAGGCAACAAACGGAAGGATGTAAACGCCTTCGCTGTCAACCTCGAAAGTACAGTTATGCCAAGCCATAAATCCTCTCCTTCAAGTTCCCCGGCCCCCGGGGGTAGCCCGGGGCCAGGGGTTAGGAGTTCAAAGTCCCTGGGGGCAGGGTTGGTTCCTGCCTGGGAATTAGCTGGATATCTGCCGTGGCCGCTCACGCACACAGCCTCCATTACGATGCGCCGTATCGCCCCAGGGGGCTAATCCTACTTCTCCTTCTTCACTTCCTTGACCACCAGCCGGGTAATGGTGCCCTCTTCCAAGGTGGTGGCAATGTCATTCATCTTGAGTTTGCCGCCAATGATATCCTTACGGAGAGCGTCCGCTGACCCATAGGCGAATGGTCCATATACTGATTCAGATACAACCTTCACGGTAAAATCGGGCATTTGTCCTACCTCCTCAGTTTAATTATCCCTCATCTAAGGGAAGTTCCTCAACAACAAAATTTTGCTTTCCCCAGATTTTTAGCTGGTCCATATCGCCCTGGTTCCAGTCACCATAGCTTTTCTTCAGGTAATCCTGAGCCGCTGAAATGGATTGGCCGTTCTTCACGAGCCAGGCGGTTGCCTTCTTCTTACGTTCATCCAGGTCTTTTTGGGCCACATCTTCAGCCTCTCCAATCTTGCCAGACATGGCCTCTAAAGTGGTAAATTCAATGTCATCATGGGTGCCCTCTGTGCCCATTTCGTCAGCAGTGTAGGGCATACCCCCCAAATCGTCAGGGAACGCCATTCTGAAGGCTTGGGCGATAGCTACCTTACGAAGCATGGTGCGTGGTTTTGACTTCCAGAGTGATTGCCCGGTATTGTATTCCGGGAACCATGCTTCAATGATGGTGGGCTTATTCCGATCTTTACGCCAAACGGTACAGGTTGCCACCATTGCATCGCCATTACCGATAACCTTGGCTTCCCATCCGTCAACTAATCCTGTACGTTCAGCGCGTTTCAGGTAAACTTCATAACCTGTGATGATGTTGAAGTTAGTGCCATAAGCTACGGCATAAATCTCTCGCTTCAAAGGATTAAGGTTTAAGCTTAAGGCAATGCCGTAGAAAAGACGCTTCTGGGGTTCCGTTAGTTTTGCCCCAGTTCCGAAAAGGTAATCATCAAGGTCTTTTTGTGTTACCTTGGCGACATCTTGGGGTTCAATGACTGACAGGGTTTTTGCTGTGTGTTCGCCCATATTTCCTCCTATGAAACTAACTTTTTGAGTTTGTGGATTGCCAGCAGATGTTCAAATACTTCCCATGCTTCGGTTAATTTATGCCAAAAATGATAGTGAAATGATCCATCTTCCTTTCCGACTTGCAAGAGGGCCAAGCCTTCAAGGGGGTATTCCGGTTTCCAGGGTCGCCATTCTCCATCAATAAATTCCCGGTCAGCATTATCCCAGAGCCAACCATAAGCGGCTATTTGGATTTTATGGTTAGCGTACACCCCTTTGCTGGTCTTGAGGTCAGCCAGGGTTGGACGACCAATAACCGCCGCCAAATCCATTGTGCCTCCAAAATCATAGAGGTCACTAACAAGGCTAACCTCAGTGCGCAGGGGTTTAAATTGAGACATTTCTTTCCAGTGCATCCAGCCTAACACGGCATTAGATACTTGATCCTCAAATTCAGGAGGAACAGGAGGTAAGGGTTTGCCATGAATGTCGGCTTCCACGTAAGAATGGACTAACGTGCCTATATCACACGCCGTCTGGCTCGTATCCCGGAAGTTTTTTCCCTGTATCCCCTGGTCCCATGCCCAGTATAAAAGTGCATCTGTGGACCATCCTAAATTTCCCAAAACCGTTGTGACTCCAGGTATTCTCTTCCCTGCGCTGTTCTTGTATCTGATCGTAGGCATCTTCCTCTCCCTCACTTAATTCAGGATAATCCAACCAATCTCGGTAGTTAATAGGTTTCATCCCTCTACCTCCAAATCAGCCAAGCCGCCCAGACCGGCAAGGCCATACCGAAGAAGATTTCCATTATTGATTCCCTTCAGCTTTGGCAAGGGCTTCCCGGCTTGCGGACAAATAGCGCCAACTTTCGCCAATTTCTAATTTAGATACACATGAACGGTTTATGTTGAATTTATGGGCAACTTGTTCTTGAGAATACCCCATAGATCGAAGTTTTTTAATTTCTAAAATCTTTTCAGGAGTTAACTTGGATTGACCATTTCTTTCTCCAATAGCAAAAGTGCCATGAAATATTGCATCTGCTGCATTTTCCTGTTGGGTCCCCCATTTTAAATTACAATCATGGTTTCTTTTCTTATTACCGTCTAAGTGTCGGCATTGCATCTTAGGGGGCCGAGGCCCGACAAAGGATGTAAGGACAAGTGTGTGGATTTTACGGCAATATGGTTTCCCCTCTTTTCGTAACGTGACTTGATAATAACCTTGGGTACTAACGCTCTGTTTAAGTATCCTTTGTGCCTTAGAAGCTATTGTTACCCTTTTACCGCAGATAACCCAGAATGAACGCACCCGCCCCCAATTAGACACTTCGTATCCAAGAAAATCTGGTATTTGTTTCCAAATCTCATTCATGGTTTTTCTCCAAATACGCTTTTCCGGCGGGGGTGATGGTAGCAGTATCGAAATAGCCTATTTTGTCATAGGTGGGTTTCAATAATTTGTATTGGATTAGTAACCTCATGGTGGTAAGATTGGCCCTGCCTTTAGGCAATGACCAATAGGGATTAGGCTGAAAACTTCCCATTGACCGCATGTAATAGGCCACCGCCCCTTCTTCCGCCAGCGCCTTCAAAACCCGAATTTGTGCGGGTGATAGCTTTTTCATTGCTGGCCCCTCGCCTTGGCTTGTTCCTGGTGATACTCCGTATGGTGTTCCTTGCATAGCCATCTTACCTTTAACGGTTCATAATAATCTTCATGGTGTGCTTCAGAATTGACTTTTCCGCAAACCTCACAGGGCATCCTTTCTATCCTTCCTGAACGTATTGCTTTGTTTGTAATCCATCGGGCTAAATGTCTATGACGTAAGTTTTCGTCACGTCGATAATTCCTTGCATTTTCATTGCGCCGTTCTCTGTTATTTGGATTGGCAAAATATTTTTCCCTATATTGCCTAAACCATTCACGACTACATCTTGTGCTTTTTACAGGATTCCCGTCTGCTTTTCTTTTTGCCCGGTATTTTTTGTCTTCAATCCTAGAACATGGACGACAAATATAGTTGCTTTTTCTAATTTGCCCTTCGGTGGGAACATAAAGAGTTTTGCATTTTCGGCACACTTTTTCCATTTCGTTTCCCCCTGACCTGTCTAATAGTACTAAAAGCAAGGGGGTTTGTCAAATGAAATTCACTTTTTTCTCTAACCTCCCCGGGCTCTCTTGAGGGCTTCTTTGGCTTGATCCCGATATTTATTAGGAATTGCCGACATGCTGTTTAGAATGGCCTCCAGCGCCGCCAGCAGGCTTTCATGGCTGTTGCAGGCCCGGACAATGAACTCTGCGTTGGCTAAAGCATTTTTTGGATAATCTGAACTATCGAACCCTGTCCATTTGATAACCTCTTTATTATTCTTATAAATACTGATAAACCCATTTTTATTAAAGAGATCCCATGGTACTGGCGTCGCTTGCGCCTTTAAGTTCGTTACATTTTCTGTCAAGCCCGGCGTATGCTCACCCATCACTCCCCTCCCCCTGCTCTCTAGTGCCCTACGAACCATAAGAAAAGCCTCTCCTGTGGACATCATAGGCTTATTCCCTCCTGCATTACTGATAATTCCAGGACAAACCCTTAGAATAGTCTCCGCTGCATCCAGGGCTTCCACCAGGTCTTTGATTAAGTCGTCTGCCTGTACGTTGTCCTTGATACACTCGTGATACAAACTATGCAGTTCTTCATAATCCTCTGGACCAGGCCCTTTTTCAAGGTTCATCAGGCGTTGCTCAAGGTGGGCAATTTGGGCTTCGTAGCAGGCTGGAGTCCGGTTCCCTTGCAGTTTGCCATCCTTAAGAACCGTCATGCAATCAAAAGCTTGGTAGTGCCCTGACTCAAAATCACCATTCTGTACTTCAGGACTTCCACAATACCAGCATTTTTTAAGATCACCCATCCCCATCCTCCCGGTCCAGGAATGATTCAATCATCGGCTGCTATCTTCCATTCGTCGAGGGTAAGACCAAATCCTTCGTAGTTTACCCAGCCAAGATGGTTAATAAAAAATTCATACAGTTCCTTCTTAATTCCTTCGTCTGTTCCTTCTACTTCGTCAAAGTCCACCTGTAAATAGACAAAAACTCGTTCTGCGAATAGGGTTGATTTATCATAGTAATTAAGTTCCCAACTAAGGGTACACTCCACCCGATGAACGCCAGAGGCAGACTGGGGTGATGGGGGCGATTCTGGCTGGAGGGCCATGTTAGTTCTCCTGAATTGACATAGTGAGAATTACGCTTTTCATCTCCCCTTTCTGGAGTTTGTTGGTTTCTTCAGCGGTGTCCTTGCCAAAAAGTTCATGGATTGAATCGCAAAACAATGTTGTCCAGTGGCAATAGCCGTGAGTAGCTTTCACCCCTAAATGGAACACATTAGCATCAAAGTGGTCTCTCCAGATCACTGCATCTGATTTCATTTCTCCCTCCTTAAAATCTCTGTGAAGAGTTTTGACATGGTGGCGGATAGGTTTCTATCTTAGGGAGGATATTTTCTATCCCCACCTTCAGGAACCGGAATATCTTTGTCAATTTTATACATTCTCTCCCTCCCAACCTGATTTTCACTGCCCCGCACTTTTCTATCCTTTCGGGCCACGCTCCTTCAGCTTTTTAGCGCCCCGTCTCTGAGAGGTTAGGGGCAAAGCCTAATTGCCTGGCGGCGGGTGATGCTTGATGTTAGGAACAAGGTATAACACCCAAAGTCTCCTGTCAAGGAAAAAAATCATACCCAGAGGGGTTTGACCAAAGATTTTTTTCTTGCGCCATCCGTCTCCTTTGTGGTATAAGAAAACATGGCTAAAAAACAGAATCGGGACGGCAAGATAAACGTCCAAAAACTTAGAGAACTTAGGAAATCTCAGGGGTGGACACAGGCCCGTTTAGATCAAGAAGCAAGCCTTGGCTATCGGACTACCGCCAATACTGAGGCAGGGAAAAATATATCTGTCGCTACTCTCCGGGCATTTGCTGAGGTTTTTGGTGTCCCTCCGGCTTATTTTTTAGACTAACCGAATCCACCACCCCGGAAGGAGGGGAAGGATGAATGATATGGGCTTAGTCCGTGAGACTCAATTCCTCAAAGCGCAAAACCTCTTGCTTCGTATCGTTAGAATCTGCGATGTGAGCGAACGGATTGAAGGGGATGGGGCATCTCTTGATGAAGAAAAATCTTATGTCTATTGGGGTCTTTATAACGATCAGTATCATTTACTGGAAGATATCAAGACCTTTCTAAAGGAACTGTCATGACTTTTCCATGGCTTGCCTTCTACCTTGGCCTAATTCTTGGCGTTCCCGTCGGCTGGTTTATTTTGGGGATGCTGATTATGGCAAAACGGAATTGGGATAGGGGGGATGGACAATGAAGATTGAAGTAGAAATTACCGAAGAAGAAATTAGGAGCGCAATCGCCCGGAAGGTCAGGGTTGCCATTGCGGATCAGACAAACCAATGGTCAGTTGATGACTATATCGTCAAGGCGGTTAAAAATGCTTGGCAGTCTGCAGCTGATAATCTTGTTCGCGAATGTCTCGCTAACAGTGAAAAACTAAAAGAGAAAATTACGACTGCCATTGAACGCAAGCTGAAATCCCAAATTAACAAGTTGATGAAATAGGGAGGATGGATGACGTTAGCCTTGCTGCTCTGGCTTCAAATATGCTGTAATATTCACGGAGTCGAACCAGAATTTGCCTTAGCCGTGGCCCGATTGGAATCGGGCACTAAAACAGAAACGTTTAGATTGGGGCGGTTAGGCAAGACCAATCTTTACGGACCTATGGGGGTTCGATCCTTTTTTTTGGAGAAGGGAGACGCAAAGGAAGTCATCGAAGTGGGGGTCAAGGCCCTACGGCCCCGGAAAGGCGAACGGACCAAGCGGGACATTTTAAAACGGTATGTGGGCTATCGGGATATTGCTTATGAAAAAGGGGTGCTTGCCATGTATAGCCAGTATAAGCGGAAGGGGGTTTTTAGATGAAATTCTCCATTCTTCTCCCCCCTGTAGGCCAGAAACGGGCGCGATCCAGAGCGTTCAAATCTGGTCACGGCCCAGATGCGAAATATATTGCCACAACTTATAAGGACAAGGGGCAGCGACAGGAAGAAAATAAGCTCCTAACCCTGATGTATGAACATAAGCCCCCTATGCCTCTCCAGGGACCACTTTCTCTCCACATCCAGGCCATGTTCCCAATTCCCAAAAGCAAGCCCTTAAAATGGCGCACAGGGGCCTTAGAAGGCAAAATAAAACCTACTACTAAGCCGGATGCCGACAACTTAGCCAAACATATTCTTGATGTCATGTCCGGGGTATTTTTTGAAGATGACCGGCAGATAGTGTTCCTTTGCGTGCAAAAGAGCTATAGCAACTTGCCCCGTTGGGTAATCGAACTGGAAGAATTTTAGGAGGCGGCGATGAACACGGTTAAGGAAACCGCATGGGAGGCCGGGAGATGAAAAGCTCAGAAGATGTCTTAGGTTTGGACGATAAGATGCCGGAACCATTCGCATCTGCGGCATGGGTAGGGTTCATTAATTTTGCTCTTGGTAAAGACGAAATTCTCCGTAGGTTTGAAAAAGATACAGGGGAACAGCCTTATTCTCCTCCTAAAACTGGCTTAGAAGCTCTGATAGACAAGGCTACTGGCTACGATAAACACCGCCTCAAGTATCTCCGCAATTATATTGTCTGGGTTACTGAAAATCTTTGGGGAGAAAAACCGGAAGAATATTTTTTGATGCTTGAGAAAATGGGTATGGATTTGGGGGAAGAAGCTTCCATCTGCACCCACCAAGACTTTGAAGGGTGCCCAGACGTGCCGGGGGCCGAATGAAAATACTTAAAGGTGGATGGACAACTGCGACCGAAACAGTTAAACCCCGCCGTGTTTACACCTGCACTTCCTGCGGCAAGACAGGCTTTTGGGAT